AGTAATATATACTGAGTCTGTATCCGATGCAATAACATAGTCTTCCCCATCTGTTTTTAGCAGTTTGTTTAGATACATGTTAATAGACTTCTCAATCCAACGAATTGAGAGTTGTCCAGAAGTAGTAATACCTTCTGCAATTCTCAAATCAAAATACCTAAACCATTCGTTTCCAATCGCACCATAAGCAGAGTTCAATGAAATCTTACGAGCCATCTGAATATTCTGAAACTTAGATACGTCCTTTAAGTATTTAGCATCTTTGGTATCTTCATATTTCTGTTTGGCAATCAACATCTTTTTCTTATAGATGGTACGGTCATTATACATTTCTTGCATCATCTCAGGCAAGAAACCTAGTTTGTCTTTACTGAACAAAGCACCATTAGGTGTCATCGTTACATTTGGTGGAAACATATCTTTGATATTAAACTTTTGTGCAATCAAATCATCAACAGCAGTGTCACCAAGATTAAGTTGTTTTGGTAACAAAGTCTCTGGTGAAATATTATATTGCATAATCAAGTGAGGATACAGTGAGTTCAAGTCAAAAGACATTACCCACTTGTGCTGTCCAACTTGTGGGTCTTTAACATATGCACCGATATACTTCTCACCCTTGGTTTTGTGTCCAAGTTTCTGAGGAATGATAATATTACTTTTAAGTAGATGGTTGTAGATTAGTACATCCCAATACTTAACAGACGTAAAGGAGTCAGATACATTTACCTTTGCCTCATACGTCATAGTCAGAATCAAGTCAATAAGTTTCATTTTCTCGTCAAGCCTGTCTACTAATTCAACGTCCATGATGTTGTATTCAATAAAAGACTGATAGTCCTTAGTATACCAATCACGAAAAGTATCGAAAGGATTTTCATCCTTACGCTGTCCTAGTTCGACAAATGCAATATGGTCAAGACGATATGATTCTTGATTGGTGTAAGTGAATTTACGATATAGTAATAGATAATCAATATTCTCTACACCAAGGATATTGTATACTTGAGACTTCTTACCAAATCCACTACCTACCATGCGAGCATCAACAACACCCCAAGGAGATAGACGCTTCATTGCATCCTCACCCATCTGGGATTTTATACGGTTGCAGATATAAGGGATATCAAAGAATTCTGTATTCCATCCAGTAATAATATCTGGGTGATCAGATTCCCACCATGAAAGAAACTGTGCAAGTAATTCACGTTCTGTTGCACATTGGATGTATTGAACATCATCTCTGGTGTTTTTAAAGTCGTGTAAACCCCATACCTTAATCTTGCCAGTGTCATGGTTTTTGATAGTGATTGACAGCATAGGTTCTGCTGCTTGGTCTGCATGTGGGAAACCATTCTCACATTCAACCTCAATATCAATAGTAACGATACGCATCTTCTCAGAATCAAATTGAATCTGTTTAGGATACTTTTCGGCAATGTAGGTGTAGGGGAATTGAGTCATACCGAACACAAGGTGCGGTTGACTCTGATATAGTTCTACAAATTCTTTTGCTTCCTTAATGGTAAGGAATTTCATTGGATTGACATTCTTGCCATCCAATGTTGTAAAACCTGTTTCCTTCTTTACAGGTACATAGAGAGTGGGTTCGTACTTAACCTTGTAGTTAGAACGAACACCATCTTTATAACCTCTTACAAGAAGTTGGTTGCCCCATTGAGCAACGTGGGTATAGAATTTCATACAGACATATTTCCTTATCAAAGAGTTTCATTATATACGATTTAAGGCAGAATGTCAAGAGAAAAGTGGTAATTGTTCCTCAGTTGAGAAATGTTTATCAACCATGTCGATAATATCCTGTGAGTGAGCAATCTTCGTTAGTTCTGATTCTACTGCCTCTGCAATATCAGAATGTTCTCCGATACCAGCAGGATTCTTTAGGTAGATAGCAACATTTGCTTTATGTAGTGCAATCTTACCTTCATTGTGCTTCTTAATTGCTTCAAGTAGTGTCATTGGTTTTCCTTTCACCAGTTGCTTCTGTTCATAAACATAGACAATATTTCTTTTGTGATACTTCTCTTCTGGTCTTTAATTAATGGTTTTGATGCTGCATTATTAAATACTGCTTCAACACCCATAAGCCCAGGCGTAGAATTCACCTCAATCAAAAAAGGTCTATCTTTATCTCGATTTTTAGATGGAATAAAGTCTACTCCGACCATCATACCGTCTACTGCTTTTGCTGCCCGAATGGATTCACTTCTTTCCAATTCAGTCAACTCATGTACCTCTGGTTCAGAACCTTGGGATACATTACTTCTAAAGTCATCACTGATAACAGGGCGTTTCATTGCACCCAAAATTTGTCCAGCAACAACGATAACTCTTACATCATAATCTGTTTTAATGTATTCTTGTAGAATAATATCTACATACTCATCTTCTCTATATAGTAATTGGATAATGCTATGGAGAGATTTTAAACTCTCAATCCACATAACACCAACACCCCTAGAACCTGTAGAGGTTTTTAAAATCATAGGGAACTTGTTTCCAAGTTTCTCTGCTGCATCTGCAGCTCCCTCAGCGTGTCTAACAAGAACTGTATTCGGTGTGTTGAATTCTTCTCTTTGAAAGACTACTTGGTTAAACCATTTGTCACCACAAATATCGTGACACTTTGTAGAGTTGATAACAGTGTAACCTTTGTTTTCTAAGTTATTAATAGTTACCCACCAAGAGCGGTTTCCAAGTTTTGTTGTTGAACCAAGTCCTCTTGCCATAACAAGTGTATCTTTAGGATTTATTTTAAATGGTTTATCGTACTTAACATCAGACTTCATTGTAGGAAGTTCTGCCTGTCCTTTTTCGTCAACAGGAAAAGAATATACCAATTCACTCTCCCCATCACTTTCCATATAAGAACCAGAAAATTCAGCAAGATATACCTGTATGCCCATCTTTGCAGCAATCTTACGAATCATAGGCCCAGTTTCATTTGGGTCTAATGGGTCGTCATGCGAAAGAATAAGAAGTTTATACTTTTGCTCTTCTGGTTCTTCAGTGATGAATTGTGAGAATGATTCTGTCAATTTAGCCTTCTCTCTTTTTACCGATATTGTATTTTGTCTCCAAGTCCCACTCGTTCTTTTCTTTGAACGCTATCACTTTAATCTGTGATAGTGGAGCCTTAGGTTCAGCGACACTCATAAGTTCAATCAAACCCCAATCACTGAGGAGACCTGCAATAGAGTTTCTACGCTCAATATCGTTCTGGTTTATATTTGTCACTTTACCATCAAGAGCGAATAACTCTTTAAAGTGTACGATGTAATATCGTCCCTGTTTATGTAGTATGTGACAAGACTGATAGAGTTTTCTCTCTTTGCGAGATGCAACCCCAATACGACTTAGTGTTTCACGAACCTTCAAAAAATCATCTGGTTCTTTTAATTTTACCTCAAGCATCCTTTCGGGCTGCCAATCAATTTCATTCATTTTCTTCCACCTTTATTCAAACTATTTTTAATAGTATTAATTTGTTCATTATCAAGTATCTTGAGAGCAGCCTTTGCTTTTTCATTACTATAACCGAAATACTCTTTTACATACTCTAAATCTTTTAACTTACTCGCCTTTACCCAAGGTGCATATCGTTTCTTCGATCTAATAGTATTTAGTAAAAAGTCATATTGTAGTTTTGCGTCAAGGTGGTGACGCATGTTCATCTCATTAACTAACATGATGGTATCATTAAAGGGTGCTAAACACTTATTAATGATATAGGGAGAGTACTTCTTTGTCCACATAGGATCATCTGAATCTAACAGATGCTCCTTTGTTTCGTTTATGGACTTGAGGTAATGTTTAAGTTCATATCCACTCATTTGAATTGAACTTGCGTCATCACCTCAATCATAAATGCAAGCATATTAATTTCTTGGTCTGCAACGAATGCTGACTTGTAAGAATAATCTGCTGTAGCAAGTACAAGGTGAGGTACAGTTTGAGGTTGGATATCTACATATAACGAATCATATATCTTTCGATACATACGAGATGGGTCGTTATCAAGATTATTAGCAACCCACTTACGGATAGACTTAAAGTCCTTCTCTTTAAGAAAAGTATTCAAGTCCTTCATATTCGTTTCGGATATGTTGACAAGTACACCACTGTCAATCATACCAGATATTGAATATCGTTGCAGTTCGTTTAGAACCCTTCTCCAATCGGGAAAGTATTTCTCTACGACACCAGCAACCGCTTTGGGTTGATACTGAACCCCCTCTCCATCTAGAATACCCTGTACTCGTGTAAAGAATTCTCCAGCGAGTTTAGGTTTCTCAGATGCTGGAATACGAAATTCAATCACTGAGCATCTAGAGTGGAGAGGGTCG